ATCGCTTGAAGCGTAGGTGCCGTCTTCAAGAACCGTGCGGGCCACCACACACGTCGCCCCGCTGGACTGACCGGTCAAGGTGACGCCGTCTGCGATCGCCAAGACGCCGCTATCAAAAGACATGGTTTTGCCAAGGGTAACGGCAGTCCATCCCGAGGATGTCGACTTGTGCATGACCGAAGCTGTTGCACCGGCGTTGTTTCGCCATGCGTACAGGGTGCCGTTGTAGTAGCCCACGCCAAGCACGGATCCGGATCCCGGCACGGCGGTGATGTCGGCCCGGTAGCTGTCTGCGGCAAGGTTGCGGTAGGTCACGTCCAGCAGGCCGTCGGCTGATATCCCTTGCACATACGTGATGACGCCCACATTGGTCGAGCTCACCGAGATGCCTTCTGTGGACAAGAAGGTGCCGGTCTCTCGGGTAATCACCACGTCGTTGCCGGTCCGCGCGATGACCACGCCGGTGGCTGCGGATGACAAGCCGACGATGGTGTTGCCGACGGCGACCGTGCCGGTCAGTGCGCAGACAAGAATGTTGTAGACCGCAGCCGATGGGCTGGGCCTTCCGTCAAAGCGCTCGTATCCAGCGATGCGGGTGTAGCCGCCAGTGATTGAGCACTCGAAGTTGGCAGCCCGGCGGGCGATGCCCGGGGGCAATGAAAGAGTTGGGGTGACCTGATCCAAGCCGCCATTGAGGCGGATGAGATCGTAATTGACTCTGGGCGTGGTCAGTGGCATCTGGTCTCTTTAGGCAAGAGGCGGACCACTGACAACGGTTGGCAGCTGGTCGATGTCCAGACGATTCATCAAACGCTTGAATTCAAACTCGCCCCGCTGGTAAACCTCCGGAGCCGACTCATAACCGCCGTAAAACATCATGGCCCGGTAGACGATCATCATCTGGAACCGGGTGGGGAAGTAAGCGGAAGGCTCGTCAGTGGCCGCAGAGAACTCGGTGGGCTGCACGTAGAACTCGCCCACAACAACGTAAGGCTGATCAGGGATCGAGCCAAAACCCAAGTTTTTATCAGGGTCGATCGTGACGACCACTGGCCTTGCATACGTTGTCCGCATGTTCCCGTACATGTACAGGTTGCGGAACGTCGTGTAGTCCATGTAGTTTGACAGCTGCTCGTCTTTGTAGTCTTGGCCTACAGACGAGATCCGCCAACTGTCACGTTTCCAGTTTCCGAAAGTGGTCCCCACACCGGCTTCGGTGGGGGTGTAGATTTGCTGTTGCGTAACCGTGTTGAACTGCACTGGCTGGCGCATCCACTGCCAATCTTCTTTGGCCGTCTGGATGTCAACCCACGCGCTGTTAATCCACGCAGCGATCCGCGCGGACTCGCCTGTAAGGCCAGTGACGGTGACCAGAGGGGTGCCGGCGCCTGAGACGCCGCACTCCACCCTTGCGCGATTAATCAGCTGTAGGAAATTCACGTAGCTTCAGCCAATACGTTGGTGAGCCATGCGCGACCCCGGGGGTTTGCGTCTTCCATGAGCTCGAATGGGTAAGCCAAACCGTGACGCGCGACCATGTCGATCTGGTCAGGAGCCGCGGGATTGCGGGTGACTTGGCTGTACTTGGTCTCTTTCATGTGTGCCAAGATCTCAACGTACTTGCGGCGGACCGTAGTGGGCACGCCACGCATGATCGGCTGGTTGGTTCCGTTGCAGTTGAGGATCACGTGAGGAGCTTGGTTTTCATCGGTGCTGGAGTGAACCATCACGGTGACCATCTCGTTCATGAACATCTCGCTGGAAGCCAGTTCGCGCAGGTCGGGGACTCGCGAAACGGGATCAATCATCGGTGCGTCATCGTGAATCTCGATGCCAGCGATTACTTCTTTTTTTGCCATTCTCATTCTCCGTTGGGGTTAAAAAACTGGTCTGCCAAAAAGCAGACCACCCGAAGGTGGCCTGCGTAAAAACCTCTTCAAGGAGGATGGCAAATTACTGTGCTGAGCCGGGCATGTCCATGCAGTCGCTGAAGGTGTCAGTAACACCAGCAGCACCAAGGTCAGTCGAGCCGGGAGTGAACGTAGCAGACGAGCTGGTAGTCACTTTGATCAAACCGACCAAAGTTGTACCTGCTGTGACCTGACCGGGCACTGGGCATGGATCGCCAGCGGCAACGATAGGACCTTGTGTGGTCGACACGGCGCCAGCGGCTGTGATCCACACGGCAAACAAGCAGGCTTGCGAGTTGCCCAAGGCGGTGCCGGCCGTGAAAGGCAGGTTGTCGGTAGCAGCTTTAGACTTGAAAATACCATTGCTTGTGTAAGTCAAGGTGTTCGCAGTCTTGAAGGTGTTAGCGTCGGTGCCTTCGGCCAAGCCGGCGGCGGTGAGGGAGAGGTAGCCACTATTGGCTTGTTCGATGTTGTATGACATGATGAATTTCCTTCAAGAAGATTAGGAGACAGTTGCTGAGAACGGAGTTGCTTCCGTGCCAGTCGCAGCGGTGAACACGCGCACGGCGAAGGTGCCGGCAATTGCATCGATGATCTCGATGTGATCGCCAGCAAGGCCGCCCAGTGTTGTGCCGTTGAGGGTGATGGTGTCGCTCGTGGAAGTCGTGGCATAACCCAAGACCGCCGCCGCGCTATCGCTGATAACAAACGCTCGGCCAGACATCACGTCAGTAGCATTGTTCACCTTGATGGTGGTGCTGTTTGATGTGATGGTGGTGCCAATGACGAATCGGTAGACAGAACCAGTGCCGGTCGCATTTGGCAGGGTGACTGCACATCCTGCTGCGGCATTGATAACCATCGTGCGACCGCCGTTGACTTCGCGGGTGCAAGTCAAAGCGCCAGTGACTTCGACTGTCGGGGTGGCCTCCACCGCGCCGACCACGTCACCTGTTAGCACTCCGTTGTTCAGAAGGCTGTAATAAGCTGCATTGCTCATGGTGTGTTCCTTTAGTTAGGACGGGGCCGGGGTAACCCAGCCCCTAGTCATTACAGGGCGGTCACACCGGCTTCGATACGGGCCATGAAGGCGTCGTTCAGACGCACAGTCGCGAACCATGTAGAAGCACCCACGTAGCCGAATTGGCCCAGCGGGTTGGCGTGGTTGGTCTGTGATGCTTTGAGGACCACAGGCTTGATTGCAGACATGCCCTTCAGAGCGACTTGGCCCCAAGCGTCTTCACCAATGATGATGAATGGGTACACGTCGACGTTGGCAGCGCCAACCGACAGCATGCCGCTCGAGCCAACCGAAGCGCCGGCAGCCAAGAACGATTTCAACAGGGGTGAGCTGATGAATCGGAAGTCTTCGCATGCACCGACTTCGCGGTCATGGATCGGCTTGAACGAACCGTACTCTTCAACCCGGGTGAAGCCGGGCAGATTACGGATGTCGCTGACAGCGTCAGTGTGGCAGAACACCACGTATGCAGGCTGCACAGCCCGAGTACCGAAGTTGACACCGGGAGCCAGACGACTGGTTACACGACGCGAACGGTTGGACTCGAGGGTACGAGCCGCTTTACGAATTGCGTTCAGGCTGATGGCCGTGTTCACAGCGGAGCGGCTGGAGCCGTTCGCGTAGATCACAGTGGAGCCAGCCTTCAGCACCCCGTAACGAACCATCTCCATCACCTCGGCCAGAGTCTCGCCCGTGAGCTTGACCATTTCGCCGGGGATGTCGTCTTCGTACAGCTGCTCGACCTTGCTGGAGTACTTGAACAGCACGCCATATTGTTGCAACTGAACAGACACGTCTTGGAACGAGATCGTGTTCGCGTTGGGAGTCACACCCTCAGCCAACACGAAGTTGGAAGCGGTGATGTCCGGTGTGCCGACGTAGCGGCTGGTGTTTTCAATCGTGGTACCCGCGGTCGATGCGCCAAAGGGCAGAGTACGACGAAACACCAAGGTGTCTGTCGAGTTCTGTGGCATCTCGCGTTGAGTACCGAAATCGCCCAGTACGGTGATGGGCTGGGCGTGCTCAAGCATGCCCTGTGCAGCGCGGATAAGGTTTCGCGATGCTACGGTGCCGTAATTTTGGATAGACATGGTCTAGTTTCTTTCTTTGAAAATTGAGTTAATAGCCGCGTTCTTTGAGCTCTCGCTCACGTTTCTTGGCTTCGTAATTCCACAGTTCAGTTGGTGACATGTCGCCAAGTGTTTTAGGCGGCGGCGTCTGGCCAGTTCGAGTTGTCGCGGCTGCAGCGAGACGTGCTCCGCGCTCTTGCCTGATTTCCGTAGCCGAAACCGATTTGGATGCGTTGAACAAGTCAAGCATCTTGATCGCGTCTCTGGCTGCCGAGCTGTCAGCGAGTGCTCGGGTATCAGGCGACTGCACGGTGAACCATTGCGCAAATTCAGTCGTGTTGACCGTATCGCGCCAGTTCTCGTACTTACCTTCTATCCGGGCTTCTTCCATGAGGCGCCCCATCTCAGCGCGGGTTTGTGCGACCTGCTGTTGAACGTAGCCTGTCACCTGTTCAGGTGTCAAACCTTGTTGCTGGCCACCCACCTTCGATGCGACGTATTCCTCCATCGCTCCTGCCCACTCGGGAAAATCCTGTTTGAGCTGGTCCCACTTTTCCGGGTTCTTGGCTGCGCTAACGATGGCTGTCTGCGAAGGCGCTTCTTGCGTTGCCGCTTGACGTGCCTGCTGAGCCTCTCGTTGCATCGCTGCCACGCGACCCTCGGTCGTTTTGACATGGTGCAGCAGTTGAGCATTTGCCTGTGCTAATTCATCGATCTGAGCCAATTTGGCACGGACCGTTGGGGATAGCCCAGCCAGCGGATCTTCCGGCTGTTCCAGTTGTTGTGGTTCAAGGTCTTGCGGCGTTTCCGGCGCATCGGCTAAAAGCTCTGTTGCGGACGAGCTATCGTCGACATCGAGCTTGGACGCCTCTTGGTCCCATAACT